TTAGCTCAGGTTGTGGCCCTGATCCTGGATAATTGCATCGTCCAAGGCTTCCAAGAGCGCTTTACGCACCTTCAACTTGGTGTGCTTGTGGGCATTCATATTGATCTTCTTCAACTGGCGCGCCGCTTCCAGTGCCGCTGCGTGCAGTTCTTCAGGCGCCACCACTTTGTCGAGGAAACCGGCCTGCAACGCGCCCTGCGGGTCAAACATCTCGGCATTGATCACCGAGCGGTGGAATGCCGACTTGCGCAGACGATCCCGCGCCAGCTCGATCCCTGCGTGGTGCATGGTCATGCCGATTGCCACTTCATTCAGGCCGATGCTGAACGGGCCTTCCACCCCAATCCGATAATCGGCCGACAGCAACAGAAACGCGCCCTTGGCCACGGCATGCCCAGGGCACGCCACAATTACCGGGAATGGGTGCGACAACAGACGACGCGCCAACGTCGAGCCCGACGTGACCAGGCCGATGGCCTCTTTAGGGCCTGCCGTCATCACTTTCAAATCATAACCACCCGACAAAATCCCCGGCGTGCCGGTGATCACCACCACCGCCCGATCTTTCTCGGCTTGGTCCAGCGCTGTATTGAACGCACTGACAACATCTGGAGAAATGGCATTCACCTTGCCGTTGCTCAAGGTCAGGGTCGCGATACCGTCTTCGAGGTGGTAGGCAATCAACTCACTCATGACGCGGTTCCTTGTAGGACTTGTTATAGAAGAATGCAGCAGACGTTACCCACCACGCCCGTTCCGGTAAAGCGCAATGACTGACTGGCCAGTCAGCCTTTTCTCGCATCCCCGGTCGCAAATGGCCTGCAGCAGGGCACAGTACCCAGCGAAGACCCTCTGAACCCTCCCCGAGATTGGCATAATCACCGTCCTCCCGCGGGCCCATTCCGGTATAACCGTCTAACCGCATGAAAATTCTGAAAAAAACCTTTGCCATCAGAAAGGCTTTCGACTACATTAGCGCGCCTCGACAGACTGAACTGGTTTGACGAGATACGGTGAAGTGTCCGAGTGGCTTAAGGAGCACGCCTGGAAAGTGTGTATACAAGAAATTGTATCGAGAGTTCGAATCTCTCCTTCACCGCCAAATTATGAAAACGCAAACCCCTGATTTTCCTAGAGAAAGTCGGGGGTTTGTGGTTTTTGGTGTCTGAAAAATGGCCACATGGGACAGATCTGGGACAGATTGATGGTTTCCCATCTACGTAATAGGCCCACAGCATTGGCCGCTCAGCCTACAATGAGCCATCATCACAAGGACGATCACTATGACTGAGCAATACGACCCGCAAGGCGCTATGACGTATTCAACGCTTTAGTGGGGACAAGATCGGCGAAGTTGTTAACGGTGTACTTTATGAAGGTCCGACGGATTATCGACAAAAGGTTGGGAGTGTCGTTATGGATGAGGGGCTATCATTTCCTCATGATGGTACACAGTTCGGCTGAGTTTCTCAGAAAATGTAATTAGTCTTTGAATGCCGATATTAAGATGTTTTCGTTAAAGTCAACCAAGGCTTGGTGTTAAAGAGTTCAGCGTGCCATTCGTCATTCAGGAGCGGTCTTTGTTTGTATGATAGGAACGCTTTACTGGAAAGAAGTGAAATTTTAAGCTTTTTTGCTGTCGAGGTTGGCGGTGGGAATAAAATAAGGTTCTTCCGGAAGGGGTTTATGGAAAATTTTTTTTCGGCGTTAAAGTTGTTGATCCCAATGCTACTAACTCCAATAATAAATAGGTTTATTTCGACGTTTCGTATTAGGCAGCTTTACTTAAGCTTTGACGAAGTATTGCCTTGTGTATTGCCGGAAACAATCGGATTTGTCGCAAGTGTTAATTTATATAATAAAGGTAAAGATAAAGAGAAAGCGGTGGAGGTGAGCTTTCCCAATTGTTCTTTGTGTCAAGTTTTGGCGAGTAATTATAGTGGCGTGTCGGTAGAGAGTAATAAGCTGTTTGTGGATCGCATACTTCCTAAACAGACGATTACCTTGAGCGTTTACTTGAACTCGACAGTGGCTATGACTTCTTTGAGTAAGCCTACTGTTAAGTCCGAAGATGCAAATGGCAAAGTTTACAATGGCCGAGGGAATGTTCCTCCCAGTATGGGGCCAGCTGTAATGGGCCTGTCTATCGGAGCTGCTACGCTAATAACGTTTATGTATATAATGCTTTCTGGATCAAATATTTTTTATCCGTATTACGCGCTTAGATATAATTCTCTTATGGCTCAGGGGGTGACCCCTTCAGGATTTTCTGATAATTATCTGGTTTCTAAGTCTGGCCTCTCCTCTGAGTCGCCTATAAAGATAGATAAGCCGTATGTGGAAAACTCTAAAATTGTACTACCCTTAAAAATAAAAAATATTACGAGTGTAAAGATTAAGCTTTTAATATTTCATGAGTTGAATAATCCGGATTACAAAAAAGAAAACGAAATTACTGATTCTGAAATATCAGACTTGCGTCAGCGCGTAGATGCATGGCGCGTAACTAATGAAAAATATGGGTACTCTTCAAAGGATCAGTTAAATATTTCGGGCCTGGTATTGGAGGCTGGTGAGGAACGAACTGTATTGTTAGCTCACACAGTGTTGCCCGCAACGACCTTAGATAATTTTAATTTTTATATTAGCGTTCAAAAAGGCGCCTACGAAGATGAGTCTTTTCGTGATTACTATAATTTTAGTATTCATGATTATAAGTGGCGAAATGAAGTGTCAAGATTTTTAGAAGCGTTGCGGCATTAGTTTTGACGGTTTAAAGTTCGCTTCTATTCTCTTAGCTTAACCGGGGCGAAATAATGTTTCGGCCCCGTTTGAGCGTTTTAAAAGGAGAATAAGTAAGCTAGGCTCGTACAGAACGCTTGCTATTGAATCTTGAGCGTAGTTGTTTAGGAGTATCTATTGGATAGGAGGGGGTTGGTTACACTAGCAGCCTATGATTTATAGCATTAGTGCCACCTGTAACATCCCCACGACATCCGGCCCATCCTCATTAATCCACGTCCCGTAATGCTGACGAATCATATTCCCGTTGGTATGCCCCATCTGTTCGGCGATCCAATCGATCGAAGCGACGCCGGTGGTCAGCAACTGACTGGCGTAAGTATGTCGGCACTGACCGGGCCCACGATAGCGAACCCCGGCCGCGAGCAAGTGAGCCTTGAAAAACCTATCCCTGACCACGAAGTCGCTGACGTGCGGTAAACCGCTTTTCGTATTCAAGAAGACAAAGTGCAGCTTGTGCTGCCGTACCGTCTTGTTGTCCCGCTCGACAATATCGACGGTTTCCGCCTTTCTTTTCCGATTCAGTGCGTCGATCTTCTGCAGCGCATCCCAGGCCGGGGCGAGTAGTCGAACCTTGCGTGTCGACCGCCGGGTTTTCGTCACCCTATAAGCCCCACGCACCTTGGATCGACGGAACGTCACCGTGCCTTGCGCCAGATCCACATCCTCCCATGCCAGGGCGATGGTCTCGGATACGCGGGGGCCGGCCCATATCATGAACTGAACCATCAACAGCTCTTGCGTGCGGTTGGTGTGGGTTTCCAGGATCTGTTTGATTTCCGCCCGGGTGAACGGATCCGGTGCTTCGGGATCTGGAAGGCGCACCATCAAACCCTCGGTCGGGTCATGCGCCACTTTCATCCTGGTGCGATAGAGCCTGAACACCTGGCGCACGTTGCTGATGATGTCGCGGATGGTCTTATTTTTTAGCGTTTTAGACAGCGTTACCTGTATCCATTCCTGCAGATCCAGGTGGTCGATATTGTGGATCTGTACTTTCCCCCAGCGTGGTCTGACATGAACCTCTGCCTTGTTGGCATAACCCCGATAGCTGGACGCTGCCACACTGTTGGCTTTGATCTTTAACCAGAGGTCCAAGTAATGGCCGAACGTGTTTTCCACCAGCTTGGCCGAGTTGGGGAAGTGCCGTGCGTAATCGAAGGTGCCGGTCTGAATTTCGTACTCGATGATTTCGACCATGCGCTTAGCCTGGGCCACGTTGGCCGGATTGTTGCCTCCCGGGAGTGTTTCCCGGCATCTCTCCCCTTTGTATTGAAAATAGATTCTCACGGATTTCCCGCGAGCTTCGACCCCACTCATGTAAACCCCTAAAGCTGTGCTTGTGTATTGACAGTCTGACGATCGGAAAAAAAAAGGCCCGTTTCCGGGCCAAGTATCTGGAAGCGCATCTTCTTGTGGACGCGGCTTATGACTTCGGCTTCTGGTTGCGAAGATGGGCGTTCTGCACCTGGCGCCGTCGGCTGCATTTCATATGATTACCCTGTGCGCGCCACCTGCCGCACTGGTCGCAGACGCTGGTGTAGTCGATGTTCCAAGGAAAGCGCCGTACCGGTGCTAAATGGCTGTTAGGCATTTTGTGATTCGCCCCGGGTGAACGGTTTTGCGAGCAGTTGGGCTACGACGGCCGCATCCGTTTCGCTCAGTTCGCCCAGGGTGTTGGCCATCTGACTGAGGCTTTCGAGGCGGGCGCGTGATTCAGGGGTCTTGTGCACTAGGTAGCCAATGAAGGCCGCGCCGATGATCGCGGTGGCCACCAGGTTACGTGCCGGTGTGGTAGCCTTCGCGCCGCTGCTGCTTAGGTTCTGTGCTTGCATGGTATTGCCCTCTGTTGCGGTTAGGTGTCGGGGAGCTGCAACTCCTCGACACTGCTTTTTTAAGGTCAGTCCTTACGGGCCAGGTGGATCACCAGGCCGTCAAAATCCGGCTCATGCTCAACGCATGATTGCCACTCCAGTACCCTCAAAATCTGTTGCCTGCTGCAGTCGTCCACCAGGATTTCGCGCTGGCCACCGGCCGCCCGGACTTCCAGAATCTCCAACAAACCATCCTCCCCATAAGCACCGGCCTGGATGATCGGCGCGCTCTCGCCGGTGAAGTCGAGACGGTCTTGCACGGACTGCAGCTTGCTTGTTTTGCCGTCGCCGGCATTGCCCATAAACACTTGGATCTGCATCGGTCTTGCTCTCCTTTACGCCTTGAATGTCCAGCACTTCACTGTGGTCGGCCGGGGTTGTGAACACGGGTTGCGGCCGTTGAACGCGGCACGTACAGCGCTGTGTACGGCTTTGTTGCTGTCCAGAAACTTGCGGGAACGGGACTCTTTGAGCAGGTCGCGCAACGTGGCCACGTCGGCCAGCTTCTGTTTGTGTTCAGCGGCACGCTCACAGAATTCGTTGAGGTTGATAGCGATAACGGTGGGGTCGCTGCTGTGGTCCACCACCGGGTCTTCGCTCAAGGATTCGAGGTAGTCGTAAACCTCCCAAAACTCGGCCACGGCCGCATGGTCGGAGCTGATCGACGCCTGGCGCTCGATGGCCATCCGCACGATCTGGCGCTGGGTGGCGGCGACCTGGGGATCACTCAATTTCAGGACCAGGCGAATACCGTCCAACAACGAGAGCATTTGTGCGTGGTTTTTGCTGATGCGCTCCACGCGGATGTAGCCCCGCAGGTCATAGCCGCAGCTGGTGCAATTGCCCTGGTCACTGGCATAGGCTGTGCTGCAGGCGAAGCAATGGGTGTGCAAACGACGCAGCTTCGATTCGTGTTCGGGCATTCGCTGGGCGAATAGCTCAAGCACCGCGGACTCCTTACCCACGGCCCGCAACAAGAAGTGGCTGAGGGTGCCACCGTCCAGGGCGTTGAGTTGATCCGCTGCAGCACGGCTTTCAGGTGTGACGGTCGGGCGCACGAAGTGCAGCTTCACAATGCGCGTCATGATCGCTTCGTGTGCAACCACTGCCGCGTTCTGGCTGATAGCAATCGTTCCCCGGAATGGTGGCTCGTATGTCTCGTTGCCGGCGGTCTTGACGCCTTTCGTAGCCAGGGTGCCGCCGCCATAAAAGTCTTTCAGCTCGTCCCATTCGAAGGTTTTGGCGTGTGCCCGATCATCGCCGTGGCGATCCGCTTCCAGGAACACCACTGGCATGCCGGAGACCTGGCCCATCAGGCGAGAGCGCCCAGCCTTGGTGGATTTCATAGGGTCAAATCCTTCATAGCCTTCGCGGCCGAGTAGTTTCCAAAGGAGGTTCAAGAGGGTGGTTTTGCCGGCGCCGGCCTCACCTGTGGCTTCCAGGAAAGGGAAGGACTGATAGCGGGCGCGGATCTGTTCGCAGAACAGCGAGCCAAAGAAGAACACCAGCGCGACGAAGCCCTGGGCGCCGAAGCATGTCCACAGCAACTGCACCCACTTCTCGTCAAAGCCCTTCGCTTCGCGCTGCAGCTTGATCGGGACGCCTTTCTGCAGGGTTTTCAGGCGCAGTTTGCCGAACTCGAAATAGTCTTCGCTGTTGACCTTGTAGGTGGTGCCGTCCTTGATCGCGATGTCACCGTAGACGTAGCAGGCGTATTCCTTGCTGTAGCCTACGTAGTCGATCGTTGAGACGGTTTTGATGCCGAACAGTTGGTCCTTCATGAGCTTGTCGAGCTGCTGGCCACTGCCTGTGAACATGGCACCTGCCGCCATGCCGAGCAGTCGCTTTTTGAACTCGCTCGCGGCCGACAACTGGCCGCTGGTGAAGGTGTTTTTCACACTTTCGGAATCGTGGGGGAAGTCCACACGCATGTAGTACCAGGACTCGTCTGTTACCTCGTTTCGCTGGAAATACAGCGCCTGGGGGTAGCAGTTGGCGATCTCCACGACACTGCCGGACTGCTGCAGCGCTTTTTCGCGCTGTTGCGCCTGGTTCAGCAGCTGGTCGTCGTGGTTCTCGCTGTCCTCGATGTCGGACATGGCGCGGTTGAATTTCTCCATGTCCAACTTGAACCAGTACAGGCGGCTCCCGAAGCCCAGGTGAAATTCCCCACGCTTGTTCCAGTCGTACATGAGCAATGCCTTTTCCGCCGCGCTCTCGGCCAGCAGCAGGGCGCCCTGGTGGCGAGCTTGCTTGAGGTCGCTGGCGATCTGGTCGGCACGTTTGGTTTCGTCCTGGATGAAGTTCCAACGCTGGTGAAGATCGTTCCAGTCAGACTTTCGGCCGTCGCGTTGCGGGATCTGTGCGGACTCGCAGATGAAACCCAGGGCACGGGCTTCGCGCACCCAGCGCCGGGTGTAGGCGTTTGCGCTCGGTTCGTTGTCCAGAGCCCAAACCAGTTTGGGCAGCTTCCCGCCTTCCCGGGTTTTAACCAGCTCCCTGAGCGAGTCCCCAGGGAACGCGTTGGACGACATTGCAGACACGGCAGCGATGTCGTTGTGCACCAGGGCAATGGCGTCGAAGATCCCTTCAACGATCCAGATTTCCTTGGCCTCAAGCAGATCGACGCAGGGCGGGCACCACCAGACGCCGCGATAGCTGTCCTTGGACTTGAAGCGGGCCTTCATCTTGCCGAAGCGATGCGGTTGATCAATCAGGCGCTCCCACCAGCCACCTTTGTCCAGGGCGAAGCGCACGGTCGCGCTGCCGGCGTTGTGTTCGGCGGAATAGAAGGTTTCCTGGGTGAACCAGCCCTGGATCAGCTCAAACCGAAAGCCCCGGGCGAACTCCAGATAGGCGCGTGCGGTCGCGTTGGGGTGTTGATCTGTTGCCGGCGCTCGTTTGCTCCAGTCTTCGAACAAATCGTCGTACAGCTCTTTTACGTGCAGGGTGTGGCCGCACTTTTCAGGGCGACCACAGATGACCATCCATGGCGTGTCAAACCGGGAGTACAGCTCCTTTTTTTTGCACTTGGGGCATGTGCCGCCGCGCATGTAATCGGTGCCTGTGCGGTGCTTGAGCCCGAAGTCGGACTGGAGGCGTTGCAACACGTCGTGGCGAAGATCTTCTTTCATGGTTACTTCACTGCTTTCAGGCTGTGGGACAGGGCTGCCATAAGGCGTTTTTGCGCAGCCATTACCGGGACATGGGCGAGAATTGCGCCGTGGCGCAGACCGTCCGCCACAAGGCGGAACTGGTCGGCATACCAGTGTTCGTTGAGGCTCAAGCGGTACTGTTCGCGCAAGTTGGCCAACAACGCTTCGGCCTCTGCGGGTGGCAGTTGGGTGGTGACAATTACGGCGGTTGCCATCGTGAAACCTCGTTTTTGGGCGCAGCTCACCCAAACCCACGGCAGGTAGGCTCAGGACATTGCTAAAGGGGTGTTAGGTAGCGGGGGTAATGCGAGTGGCACGGCCGGCGGCTATCAGGTGTTCATAGATCAAGTGAACAGGCACTGACCAGGTGCAGCCGCGTACGGGATCGGTGATAACCACGGCATCTGATTTGCTGGCCTTGATGTCGATCTGTTGTCGAACATTGATTTCAGCAAGATCACCCAAAGCCTCACATGTGAGCCGCAGGGCAAGCGCTTTATCAGCTTGGAAGCTATCCACCAGGTGGTTAATGGTCCGTTCAATGAATTGGCCCTGATCACCCAGGTGTTCGCCCTGGTGGCGTTCCAGGAATGTGAGGGCGGCAGCACGGATGGTGCTGCGATAGTCCATGTCTGAGGCGGGGGCGTTCATTGGGCATTCCCTGATTTGGCGCGGTAGAGATCAATGGCGGCATGGACTTCGGCAGTACGGGCGGCCATGTGTATTAGGTGTGCGTTCAGGATTAGTTCGGCCTCACTCTCGGTGATTACGCCGTCTTCAAGTGCCTGGGCAATGATTTGATCGACCGTGCCCTGTTTTGCTGAGGTCTGCATTGCTCGTGCATACATCTCTACGTTGTCCAGGTTTTCGGGCTGGACCACTGGCACGAACATACCGCCGTACAGTGCCGCTACGTAGTTGGCCAAATGCTGGGTTCTTGTTACTTGCTCCAGCTGGAAGATCTGCACGTCAGTCAATGGACGGCAGTTGTTGTTCTCGTAGGCGTGGTTATCAAACTTCTTGAGAGATATGCCCAGTCGAGCGGCGGCGCGTCCCCGGCCACCTTCGTAGGTGCAAATAATCGCCCTTACGACTTCCCGACGCGTTTTTAGAACCTGACTTTTCATCTTCTGCTGTTCCCTCAGTGAGCTGACCATTACTGTGCGATCACGCCGTCTTTGATACCGAGCAACACGGCGGCGCGATGTGCCTCCCCCCGGCGACCTTTGATCCGACCGTTCAACAGGTCGCTGACTAAATTTTTATTCAACCCGTGCTGACGGCTGAACTCCGCGATGCTCACTCCCTTGTGATCAAGAGCGGCCCGGGCTTGCTCGGGTGTAATGGTGGCGGGCATCATGTCTACTCTGTTTGTTTGTGGTTGTTTCTGTTTGTCTGTGGTGATTCTTGGTCAAAAAATTGATCAGGTCAAGTGTGGTGAATAAAAAAATGCTCATAGCAGACGGTGTAGGTGATCGCCTAAGGGAAGAGCGCGAGCGCTTAGGTTTGAATCAAACTGATTTCGGGACGTTATTGGGAGTCAGCCGCGGGACTCAGAAAAATTACGAGTTAGGCGCCAATTCGCTGGACCTGCGCTATGTATCCGCTCTGACCGAACACAAGGTGGACGCAGGTTATGTGCTTTCTGGGCGCCGATCTCCACCACCAGGTGAGGGGCTTGATTCTGTAGAGGCTGATTTGGTTGAGCATTTCAGGCGTCTTCCACCAGATGATCAAAAAACTGTGCGGCGGATCGTCAGGTCTATGGCTGCTGAGGCCGATCAACAATCCGATTGACGTGACGTAATTTGCGTATCTCCGATGAAGTTGCTGCGCCGACGGGCCAATCACGGCCCAATACCGTCGATTCAGCAAATGCAATAACGGAGCAGTACGCATGTTGGATCGCAAGAAATTGGAAAGCAGTTATCGCGACTCGGTTGGTTGTGAGTGGTTGGAATTGACGGCTTTGGAAGTCCGCCTTATTGAGCTCTACCGACAAATATCTGAGCAGGACCGTAAACAGGTTCGACGCATTACTGGTTACCTTGCTGAACCGTCTGAGATCGAATGATCGACCTGGTTAAACACTGAAAGCATGCGCCGACCCTCTTAGGTCGGCGCTTTCCACTAGCATCAAGCTGATCGAACAGCGACCGATCCCACAACGGATCAACGAAAAAGGACTTAACGATGGCTTTACCAAGACCAGGAAATATTCAGTCAGCCCATGTTCTGGAATTTTGTGACAGTGTTGTCCCGGCACAACTTCCCATTCTGGTCCCGCACGAACCTCTGGCTAACAAGCCATTGCTGGAATGTCTCACAATCGTCCCAGAGCATGTGGCCCATCACGGCGGAAAACAGCTGACGGGCTGGGCCATTTGGGAAGGTCCCCATATCATTGAAGCCGAGTTCCACGCTGTCTGGCGGAATCCTGAAGGGCGTATCGTTGACTTGACTCCCCGACCATCTGAGCTGGCATTGGCCAACATCCTCTTCTTGGAAGACACTGGCCGTGAATACACCGGCCGACAAATCGATAACATCCGAAAGCCGTTGGTGGACAGTTTCAACGTGAAACGTCTGATCAAGTTGCTTAGTCGACGATTTGAAATATTGAACGAGGGTGACTTGGCCGACCAATATGAAATCCAGCTCGCTCCGGCCGTCGAGCGGGAATACCGGGAGCTCGAAAAGGAGGTGATGAAGTTGCAACTTAGGCTTTCTAAGTTCTGATGCAAGGCCAACAGAACGGTTTTTATGGATCAAAATTTTCATAGTCTGCGTATTCCTTGAGTCGTTCTTTTCCACGTAACTCAGCATTGATCGAGTCACCACCAATCGCCGGTCTGTTGCTGGCGGTTCAGCCTCGATCATGCAGCGCCCAACTGATCGAATAACTCCCGTTGTTTCGCCCTGGGCATATCTCTCAAGCGATCAAACAGCATCCGTTCGTAGGATTGAGCGGAGGGACTAAGCGTGTGCGAAAACGTCAAGTTCGCCACCCAGGTGTGCCCACACGTTGCGTCCAGGCACTGGCAATACAACTTCGCAAAATCTCGCGATAGTTCTTCCCTTGAAGCAATTCGGCCCTTGTTTCCGCACTTGCATACAACTCTCATTGTGTCCCTCCCCAGGGCAGCCAATAGCCACTATTTTGCCACAATTTGTAGTGGTAATAGCTGCAAAGTCTAACTTATCAAGTGTTATCAGCTGCAATATTGGCTTTGTGCCAGCTAATCTTCCTGTCATGTCTCAGGGTGCCATTGAGTTGGTCGAACAACTGACAAATCGGCCTGATTTCGTTGCTGGTGTACACCCGGTCAATTTTTTCAATGTCGCCAAACCCGCCGTTGTTTTCCGGGATGATCCCGGCCAGGGCAGGGTTCATACGCCAAGCCGCGATCACGTCGTTGCGCGTGATGTTCTTCACCTTCTCCAGCTCGTCCTTAGCCTGAAAATCCCCCACGGGGATGATCTGGATTGCGTTCTCTTTGCCGTTGGGGATGTTGACGAACATCGAGCGGAAGTTGCCCACACCCTTGCTGGCGCTGATCTGGGCACGCAGGTTTTCTTCGTCCTCTTCGGTCAGGTCCGGGTCGTTGGTGTAGAAGATGTATCCCGCGTGCGCGCCGTTGCTGTAGTAGCGCCGGCGGAACAGGGTCGCGGCTTCGTTGAGCAACAGCGCTTGCAGGCCGCCCAGGTAGTCGGGCACGCCGTAGATGTTCTGTTCCACGTCGTAGTCCAAGACGTGTTCGATTTCGTCCTGGTCGAAGTCCATGTACTTGCTGTCGGGCAGCAGCATCCTGAACCCGCCATCCACCTTCACCCGCATGTTGATCGCTGGCAGGTGCTGCATCTCCAGCACTTCGCCGAAGGCGTTGGTGTCGCGGTAAAAATACGCCTCGCCAAATACCATGTAGTCCAGGCTCGCCCTGCCCATGGTTTGCGTGCTGCAACCCTCGGACGGGATAAATTCACGCAGCAGCAGGTTGCGCTTGAACTTGGGAATGGCGCCGTGGTGCGCGTTGGCGCGCAGCAGTTTGGCCAGGCCCGCCCGCGACACCGGCGGTTTGTAGATTTCGCCGTCGTCGCTGAGGAACACCCCCAGATACTCGCCGATGTTGCCGGACAGCACCTGTTCGGGTTCCCCGAAGGTGAACGCCCGCATGGGCTGTGGCTGTTGCACCTGCTGGCGGGCTTGGGGCTTTTTGCGTCGTGGCTTGGGCATTGGTTCCGCTCGTAACGTAGCGGCTGCGGCGCCGCTTGTTGTGGTTTAGGGGTTCATTGGCCAGGGCGTGCATGACCGCCCAGGCGATGTCGGCGTGACCGGTGGCGTCGGTACGCGAAGCGCTGTAGGTCACTTGGCCGCTGGTGGTGGTGCCGCGCTTGATCGTCAGGAATGCCTGGGCGATGTCGGTCCAGCCTGCGTCCCACTCGATGCGACTGCCCTGGATCGTGTCCTGGGCCTTTAGCACCAGGGTGTTTTTGGTTTCCAGGCTGTAGTGGATTGGCGTCGCCTTCGCGTAGAAGTCGCGCACCAGGTCGAACACGCCATAGCCCACGCCGGTGATGTCGATGCCGATGTGTTGCACGTTGAAGCGCTCGGTGAGCTTCTTGACCTGGGCAGCCTGGAAGGTGAACGAATGCCCCCGCCAGCTGTGCTTTTCCAGGATGCGGAATTTCGCCCCGGGTTCCAGCGGTGGTGCGACCACCACACAGGTGGCGTCGTCGCGGGTACGGCTTGGATCGTAGCCAAGCCACACCGGGCTGTTGCCGAAAGGCCGATCCAGTTCCGGGTCGTAGTCTTCCCACAAGGACAGGTCGGAGTAGCAGCGCTCCAGATCCTTGAGCCCGAACGCGCTCTGGCTGCTGTCGATGAACTTGCAGTAGAACAGCTGCTGGAATTTGTCCTCGTCGTACTCCAGCTGCAGCTGCTCCAGGTCGAACAGATCGCAACCGCCGGCGATGGCATCGTCCAGGGTGATGGTCTTTCGCCACTGACCATCGGGGCACAGCGCGCCCTGGGTGTACGCCGCTTCGGTGGGCCAGACACCGCCGGCTTTCTTGCCGCGTTTGCTGTTGCGGAATTCCTCACCGGACCAGAAGGGGTAAGCCTGGTGCGACACCGCGCTGGGCGTTGAAAAGTAGGTTTTGCGCCACTTCTTGTGCGTGCCCATGGCGCTGGCCACGGTGCTGAGTTTGTCGAAGTCGCGAATCCAGAAATACTCATCCACGTAGACGTGGCCATGGTAGCCCTGGGCGGTGCTGCTGTTGGTGCTGAGGAAGCGCAGTTCGGCGCCGTTGCTGAGAGTGATCGGGTTGCCGGTCAGCTCGATGTCAAACCATTGCTTGGCGAACTGGATGATGTAGCTGCGGAAGATTTCCGACTGCGAGCGGCTGGCCGATAGGAACACCTGGTTGTCGCCGCTCAGTACCGCGTCCATGAACGCTTCGCCGGCGAAGTAGTAGGTCAGGCCCACCTGGCGGCTTTTGAGGACGTTGCGGATGCGACAGGTCAGCGGGTTTTGCTTGGCGGCGAACAGTTCCTGCTGATAGCGGTACATCTTGCTGATGAACTTATCCAGGAAGTCCACTTCGGACAGCCCGCTGATGTCGTTCTTGGCCTTCTTTTCCTTTTTCTTGCAGCCACCTTCGCCACGGCCCGAACGCTCACCACGCGCACCAGGGCGACGCTCCTGGGGCTCGCCGGCAGATTCGCCAGCCGGCGCCGGCAACGGTTTGACCGCTTGCTTTAACAGGCGCTCTCGAACGGTGGTCAGTCGGTCCAACTCGTTCAGCTCGTCTTTGGTGAGGCTGCTGGCTTTGTCCAGGAGGAGGGTGATCCGCCGGCCAACGGCGGTCAGCGGTTCTTCGTCCGACAGCATGTCCTCCCATCCGCCATGGCGTATCCAGTAGTAGACGATACGGATGTTGGGCAGGTTGAGCTGCGCCTGAATTTCCTTGGCCTTGCAGCGGCGCAGAAACAAGCGTTTGGCGGCTTCTTTAACTTCGGTCGAGTAGTACATGGACCGCAGTCTATGCGGCGAAAACGCTGGAAACGCGGGGTTAAATTCCGCGATTCACCTATATCGTGAATATAGGAGAAACGCGCATTTGAACCGTTTGTTTGAGGGCGTGCAGCTCCCTATCTTGGCGGCTCATTCAACGATTGAGCGCAGTTATCGCCCATGCCCCGTTCCCTTGTTTCGTTCTGGAAACGTGTCGCCACCAGCGGCATCACCGCCGATGGTCGCGAGATCCTTCCCCAGGAACTGCGCGACATCGCTGAAACCTACAAGCCCTCGAAATACACCGCTGTGATCTGGTGCGAACACCAGCGCGGGGAGGGTTCTTTCGGCACCGTTTACGCGGTGCGTCTGGTTGAGGAGGGCGACGACCTGGAAGAGGGGCAGATTGCCCTAGAGGCCCAACTCAAGCCCAACGACCGACTGCTGTACCTGAATGACCAGGGGCAGAAGCTGTTCACCAGCATTGAGATTTGGCCGAATTTTGCAGGCAGTGGCAAATCCTACCTGACCGGCCTTGCGGTCACTGACACACCGTCGAGCCTGGGCACCCAAGAACTCTATTTCTCTCGCCGAACCAACAACGCGACGTACTACGCCGCATCCGTTGAGCTGGGCGCATTTCACGAAGAGCCCCAGGGCGAAATGGGCAAGCTGATTGGCATGCTTACCGGCTTTTTCAAGCGCTTCGCGGCGGACGCTGAGCCCGCCGAACCTACCACCCCCACCGAGACCAACCCCCCTATGGATGAAGCTACCGCAACGGCTTTGAAAGCCCTGCTGGCTCAACTGCTGATTGTCGCTGCCGGCATTCAAGCCGTGATTGAGCCCGTCGCCGAAGAGGCTCCCGAGCCAGAACCTGAGCCGATTGATGATGTTCAAGCGGCTGTTGATGACATCGTGACCACTGTCGAAGGTGAGCGTGAGTTCAGCCGTAAAGGCAGTGCTACGAACAAGGCCCTGTTGGCGAGCATGGACGCTCTGCAGAAGCAGTTCACTGCGCTGCAGAACACTTCCGCCGGTCGCCAGTTGCCACGCAACCCAGGCCCGGTAACCACCGTCAAAAAGCGGGTGCTCTGACATGGCCTATTCCCTGAGTGCCTACGGCGCCCAAATGTTTGCGCAGCTGCAGTTCGCCATTGCGGAAACCTACGGCGTTGAACTGGCCACCAAGATGTTCAGCGTTGATCCGACCATTGCCCAGGAGCTGAACGACGCCATCACGGCCAAGTCTGATTTCCTGGCGCGTATCAACGTCATTCCGGTGACCGAGATCAAAGGTCAGAAGGTCTTCATTGGCGTGTCGGGTCCAGTCACTGGCCGTACCAACACCAACAGCAAGGACCGCGAAGCCAAGGATGCATCCGCGCTCGATCAGACGACCTACGAACTGTCGTCTACCGAGTCAGATGTGGGCATGCCGTACGCCAAGATCGACGCCTGGGCAAAGTTCCCGGACTTCCATCAGCGCTATTCCGCAGCTGTACAAAAGCAGATCGCGCTGGACCGCATCATGGTCGGCTTCCACGGCACCCACGCTGCCCCGCAGACTGATATTGCCCAATACCCGATGCTGCAGGACGTCAACAAAGGCTGGCTGCAACAAGCCCGTGAGCAGATCCCGGCCCAGGTACTCAAGGAAGGCAAGGTCGCCGGCAAAGTCACCCTCGGCGCCGGTGGCGACTACGCCAACTTGGATGCCCTGGTGCACGACACCAAACAACTGGTGGACGAACGTCTGCGCGATGCCGGCGACCTGATCGCGATCATCGGCACCGACCTGCTGGCCGCTGACAAGGCCAAGCTGTATTCGAAGCAGGGCGACACCCCGACCGAAAAAGAGCGCATCGAAGAGGCCCAGGTAATCGCCACCTACGGCGGCTTGCCGAGCTTTAGCGTGCCGTTCTTCCCGGTCAACGGCGTCGTCGTCACCAGTTGGGACAACCTGTCGATCTACTTCCAGGACTCCAGTTGGCGTAAGCAGACCATCGACAATCCGAAGCGCTCCCGCGTCGAGGACTACAACAGCCGCAACGAAGGTTATGTGATCGAGCAGTTGGAAAAGTTCGCCATGACCGAAAACGTGGAGCTGGTGGCGTGAGTCTGGCCCTGGCGCACAAGCGCCGCACCATCGCCCTTGGAGGCGCCGCCGTTGTGGCGGCTGCCGCCTGCGCAACGCTTCCTTACTCGCCGGCGGAAGCCCTGAGCAGCCCTGCCAATGCGCGCAAGCACTTGCTGCTGCAGGAAGCCGCACTGGACCAGGATCTGGAGCGCATCAGCGCAATCAACGGTCTGGCCGGACGCCAGGCCCTCAAGCGCGAAGAGCTGCTGCCCAAGTACCAGGAATACGTCCAGCGCTATTGCGAGTCGGGGTTGAATTTCCCCAACCGCGTCGCGGTGCAGGTGCTGGTCTGGCTGTTCGACACTGCCCAGTTCGAAGACGCCCTGGGCCTGGCCGACTTCCTGATCGAGCAGGGCCAGCAGATGCCGGAGCGCTTCAAGCGCCGTGACATCCAGACCTTTGTCGCCGACGCCGTGTGTGAATGGGCCTATGCCGAATACCAAGCCAATCGCAGTCCAGAGCCTTACCTCTCCGACCTGCTGCCGCTGGTTGACGGTGAGTGGCAACTGACGGAACAGATCCCGAGCAAGTACCACAAGTTGATCGGTATGCGCGCCATGGAGGCCGAACAGTGGGAAACCGCGCTTAAGCATTTGGAGCGCTCCACTGAGTTGTACGCGCAGGCCGGCAATGACACCCGCATCAAAAAGGTCCGCAAGGCCCTGGCAAAACAAGCGGCCGCTAACCCGGCCTCCGAATAACCGACTACCCCCCCCAGCGGGGACTTGTGGAAGTGAGCCGCCCATTTATGGACCGTCGCACTGAAAACAGGCTCCCCGCCCTATTTGAGCGGCCAGCAATGAGCTTTTCCGGGAAACCCACCACCTTTGTGGAACAGGCGATTGAGAACGACGGCTTTTGGCCCGACCTCTCCGTGTCCGAGTTCCAGAAGGAACAACGCCTGCCGGCGGAGTACCTGGTGGAGCTGCTGGCCGACGCGTTGAACACTGCAATGGTTGAGGTCAATACGGACCTAGCCAAGTGCAAAGCCCGCTGGCAATCCAACGGCGTCACGCGTGTCGAGTCCGCTGACTCCACGGTGCTGCCTGAACGTGCCTTCCAGGTGAAGTTGTACAAGCGTGCGGTGTACTGCCGCGCCAAAGGTAACGCGCTGCCGCAGTTCCCCACCGTGACCCGCCGCGAAAGCGCCGAGAACACCGGCAAAGAAGCCCCCGAGCGTGCGGAAACCTTCCTGGCTTTCAGTCAGCAGGCCGTGCGCGCCCTGCAGGGCCGTGGCCGCATCACGGCGGCGTTGCTGTGATCAAGCTGCAGGCCATGACGGCCTATCTGATCGAGCGCCGCCTGGTCGAGCCTGAACAGCTCGACAGCTGGACCGACCAGGTCAAGTTAGACCTGATCTGGAAGCCCGACGTTGGCGGCATGCGTATGGGCGACATGCGCTACCTCGCCACGATTGCCCTGGATCGTTTTGCCGATCATCCGGGGCGCCTGATGGCGTTGGTGGGCAGTTGGCTTGAAACCCACGACCAGAACCGCGACGACCTGCCCGGGGCGAGTTTTGACATCACCATGCTCGATAACGATCTGGCGGACGTGGACATCACCCTGGAGTTCATCGAGCCGCAGTACCTAGCCGAAGACCCCGCCGGCGAGATCGAGGCGTTCGGTAAGTCCTGGTCGTTTATCCCATTTGACCTATGGGTTGCCGAACACGGTGAGGTCTCCAGCAATGGCCGGACGTAGCACGTTAGAGCTGGATGCCCGGGGTTACCTGGGCGTCCAGGAACAACTCGCGCTGTTGACGCTGTCGCCGCAATTGCGCCGGCGTTTGCTGAACAACGTGACCAAGCGCGTGCGCACGATGAACCGAAAAAACGTGCGCGACCAGAAGAACACCGATGGCACCCCGTTCGCCGCCCGTAAGGGCGAGACCAAGGGCAAAAAGAAGATGGAGGCGGGCCTGGCCAAGCTGATGCAGGTCACGCGGGTCAGCCCTGATGAAGCCGTGCTGGGCTGGCGTAACGCCCTGACCAGTTGGGTCGCCGCGCAGCAGCACAACGGGGCCAGCGAGCGCCGTACCGCCGCGCAGATGCGCAAGTGGAACAACGTTTCCCCTGGCCTGGCCGCGACCGACAAGCAGGCCAAGCGCCTGCGCCGTCTCGGTTTCAAGGTGCGCCAGGCCGGGAAAAAGGCGCTGACCAGACCCTCGGTGGCCTGGATCAAAGAGCACGTTAACTACGCCAAAGCGGGCCTGCTCATTCGCATCCTGGACGACGAAAAGAAAGAAAGCACCGGCGCCCAAAGCTGGGAAATAACCCTGCCAAAACGCCAGTTCATTGGGGTCAGCACTGAGCACGATACCGGCTTGCTGCTTAACCAGGTGCTGCAACAAATCCTTAATTCACCCCGCTAGCGAGGCATTGCATGGCACTCGGTAAAGTCAGCGTCAACAATCTCAACCTCGGCCAAGGGGCCGTTACCGAGATCGAGCGCTATTTCTTGTTCATCGGTCCCGCCGCGAAAAACGTCGGCAAGCTGGTGTTGCTCGACACCCAAAGCGATCTGGACACCCAGCTGGGCGTCCCAGCCAGCGACCTGAAAACCCAGATCCAAGCCGCACGCCTGAATGGCGGCGACCGTTGGGCCTGTGTGGCTGCGCCCATTGCCGAAGACATCACCTGGCAGGATGCCCTGGCTGCTGCGACTCGTACGTACTCCGTCGAGGCTGTGGTGATCACTCATCCAGTCACCAGCGGTGCCGAGCTGTCGGCCATGCACGATGCCGCCACCGATCTGAGCAACCGCCTGGGTCGTCGCGTCTTTGTGATGGCAGCTACCCCGGGCATCGCCCTGGAACAAACCTGGGACGCCTACGTCGTTGAGCAAACCGCGATTGTGAACGGTCTCGCTGCGCCCCGCGTTCTGCCGGTGCCACAGCTGCACGGCAATAACCAGGGCGTGTTGGCCGGTCGCTTGGCCAACGCGGCGGTGAGCATTGCCGACACCCCGATGCGTGTCGCGACCGGCGCAGTGATGGGGCTGGGTACCGAACCCAAGGATTCGAGTGGCGACCCGTTGCCGTCCGCTGTGCTGACCCAACTGGACGCCGCCCGTCTTTCGGTGCCGCAGACGTACCCCGACTACCCGGGCGTGTTTTGGGGCGACGGCAATCTGCTGGACGCCCCGGGCAGCGACTTCCAGGTGATCGAGCACCTGCGCGTGATCGACAAGGCAGCGCGGCGTGTACGCATGCTGCTGATTCAGCGCGTGGGTGATCGCAAGCTGAACAGCTCGCCCAACTCGATGGCGGCCGCCACCTCTGCGTTGATGGCGCCCCTGCGCCAGATGGCCAAGTCAGTGACCTTCGCCGGCCAGCAATTCCCGGGCGAGATCGAGCCGCCCAAAGATGGCGACGTAACCCTGGTCTGGAAGAGCAAAACCGCCGTCGAGGCGTACCTGGTCCTGCGCCCCCTCAACTGCCCGAAAGACCTGACGGCGAACATCGCCCTGGATCTTTCCACTGACGACTCGGAGTAACCCTTATGGCCCGCATTGGCGGTATGAACTTCGACGTGAACATGGGCGACCTGCTTGTTCACGTCGAAAACGCGACCCTGGACATCACCGACAACTCGGCGGTGGCCCAGACCAAGGGTGTCCCGGACGGCTTCATTGATGGCGACGTGGCTGCCGCCGGCGAGCTGGAGCTGGACACCCAAAACTTCAACCTGGTGATCGAGGCGGCAGGCAAAGCGGGCAGTTTCCGCAAGCTGGAAACCTTCGACTTGGTGTTCTTTGCTAAGACCGCCGACGAGGAAATGCGCGTCGAGGCGTTCGGCTGCAAATTCCGTATTTCCAGCCTGTTGAGCATTGCTCCTAAAGGCGGTGAGAAGTCCAAGCACAAGCTGCCGTTTGACGTCACCAGCCCGGATTTCATCCGCATCAATGGCGTGCCGTACCTCGACAGCACAGAGACCGAGGGCCTGCGTTGATGTCCTGCCTGTTCGACCGCGCCCAGGCCCTGGAGCAACGCGAGCGTGATCAAGCCATCGCCGCCCAGCTGGCCCGCAAACGGCCGAGCGGGCCAAGCCTGACCCACTGCGAAGACTGCGACAAACCCATCCCGGAACAGCGCCGTGCCTTGGGCGGAATGACCCACTGCGTGCCGTGCCAATCCCTTATTGAGCAAGGACAGCGCCGATGACCGTTCGCGCCACGCCCAAACGCAACCTGGAAAGCCGTGTCGCCGTGCTTGAGCACCGTTTCAGCGACCTGGAAGACCGCCACGCAACCGTGCCAACCCGAGTCACCCGGTTGGAAGGCGAGTTCGAACACATGGCGGTACAGCTCTCGGATCTGAACGATGGCCAGCGCGAACTGACGGCAACCGTGGCCGACATCGGCACCAAGGTCACCCGTATGTTGGCGGTGCTGACCGTGCTGGGCATCCTGGCGCAGATGATCGGTGCCGCGTTGCTGCGGGTGCTGTTCCCGTGAGCCTGCGCAGCAAGATTGCCGCCGGCGCCATCGTGCTGGTTAGCGCGCCGTTGCTCGCCTTCCTGGGCAAGTGGGAAGGGCAGGGCGAGAACATCGTCTACCCCGACCAACTCGCCCGTGGCCTGCCCACCGTGTGCAAGGGCATCACGCGTTACACCAGCCCGTATCCGCTGGTGATCGGTGATTACTGGTCGCCGGCACGTTGCGCCGAGGTGGAGCAGCTGGTGGTTGAAAAGGGCCAGTTGGCCCTTGCCGACTGCCTGACAAATCCAGCCATCGGCCAGCAGACGTTCGACGCACTCAGCAGCCACGGCCACAACTTCGGCGTGCCCAGCACCTGCGCCAGTCGGGCCGTTGGCCTGATCAACGCCGGCCGCATCAAGGACGGCTGCAAGGCGCTCGCCTGGGGGCCTGATGGCAAAACCCCGGTGTGGTCGTCGGTCACTGATGGCCAGGGGCGCAAGCGCTTTGTACCAGGGCTGCACGCCCGTCGGCGCGCCGAAGCGGCCATGTGCGCGGAGGGTCTGTGATGCGCGATGCCATTTTCATCCTGGTGCTATGCCTGACGGCCTGGTTCAGCGTTCACCTGCTGCAAGGCCAACGCGACACCGCCCGCGCCGAGCGTGACCAGGCGCAAGACGAACGCGACGCCCTACGTGAAGCCGCCCGTATCACCAGTGAGCGCATGACCCAGGCCGCGAGCAATGACGTTAAGCACACCCAGGAACTGACCGATGCACGCGATAAAAACCTTAATCGCCGCCGCGCTGTTGATGCTGGCGATCAGCGGTTGCTCGTCAAAGCCGCCTGTCCAGCCGCAGTGCCCGCCCATGCCGGCGCCGGCGGCGTGGCTGATGCAGCCCCCGCCGAACTCGCAACAAACGCTCGACCGGATTATTTCACCCTCGTCGATCAACTCGCCCTCAGTCGGCAAATGATCCTCGGCCTGCAGGACCAGGTGCGGCTCTGCCTGCACTGATTCCCCCACTTTTCCCTGAACCACACGGAGCTACACCATGACTCGCCGCACCATCACCCTGACCATCGCCGACAAAGATTTCGACTTCACCCTGGGGGCGCCCGAGGTCACCAAGTACTTCAACGCCATGACCCAGACCAACAAGATCGCCCCGGCGCATAACCTGCTTTCCACCAGCGTGAAAGCGGATCAGCGCGACGACCTCAAGTTGTACCTGGTCAACCCGGTGACCGTCATTCAGATCGCCGGCGCACTGCTGGAAGAGTTCAGCCCTGACGTCGAGATCACCGTAAAAAAGCCCTCGGATACGCCGAGCGCCTGACCGAAAACAGCCTGGGCCAGCTCTTGGCCCTGACCGCACGCTGGTTACCTGGTGCGGAGCCCACGGTGGAAAACCTGGGCTCTGCCAAGTGGCTTGAAGACGAATACTGGAAACGCATGGAATTTGCCGTGGCCAACGGCATTGCCCACGCGTTTAACGGATAAGCACCGATGGCTGATCGCTCCTCTCGACTGGATTTCATCCTTGCCCTGACTGACAAAGTCACCGCCCCATTGGGCAAGGTGAAAACCGGGTTTTCCGACCTGGCAAGCCAGAGCCAGGAGCACTTCAAGACCATGGGTATCGGCCTGGCAGGGGTCACCGGTGGCTTTATGGCCATGGGTGCATCGTTGGAGCCCGCCCTGGAGATGAACCGCGCCCTGGGCGAAGTTCGCTCGCTAAACGTTGCCGAAGACGCGCTAGATTCGCTCAACGCCAAGGCCCTGGAGTTTTCCGTCAACTATGGCGAAAACGCCCAGGCTTTCGTCGCGTCGGCGTATCTGGTTGAAGGTGCAATCAAGGGCCTGACGGGCAGCCAGTTGGCCACGTTCACCAACGCTAGCAACGTGCTGGCCAAGGCCACCAAGACTGATGCCCACACCATGGGCGAGTACGTCGGCACCCTCTACAACCTGCAGAAGTCCCAGGCGGATGCGATGGGCAAAGGCGCCTGGGTGGAAAAGCTGGGCGGGCAGACGGCCCTGGCTACTCAGCTGTTTCGTACCAGTGGTGCGGCGATGAAAGACGCCTTCAAGGAAGCCGGGGCGATTGCGACCACGGCCGGCGTCGATCTGGCCGAGCAAATGGCGGTGATCGGTACGCTCAGCAGCACCATGGAAGGGGGCGATGCCGGCGGGCGCTACAAGGCGTTGTTTGAAAACATGGGCGCCGCCTCGGAAAAGCTGGGGATGAAACTGTCGGATCAGCAGGGCAAGGCGCTGCCAATCCTCGACATTATGGACAAGCTACAGGGCAAGCTCGGCGACCTTACCAGCGCCTCGGCCGGCGTGAAGCTGACCGATGCGTTTGGTGGTGAGGGTGCCCAGGTCATTGCCGCGCTGGCCAAGGATGCTGGCCGCTTGCGAAACGGTATCGACCAACTGGGCAAAGTCCGGGGCTTGGAGCAGGCCGAGAATATGGCCAAGGCCATGGTTGACCCCTGGCAGCAGTTCGGCGCAGCCGTGCAAGCGTTGCGCATCGCGTTTGGCCAATCGCTGATTCCGATCCTGACCCCATTGATGGATCGCCTGGTTGGCATCGCCGGCACACTGACCCGCTGGACTCAGCTGTTTCCGAACATCACCCGCCTGATCGGCATTGTCTCCCTGACGTTCCTGGGCCTGGCCACGGCCATGGGCCTGCTGACGTTCGCCGTGGGCCTGAGCAAAACCGTCTGGCTGGCACTGGTGACGGTCTGGAACGTGTTGACCTGGACCGGCTTCCGGTCCATTGCCATGTTCTTATTTCACACGGTCATGATCACGGCCTTTGCTGCCGGACTGGTGGTTATGTACACCGGGATCGGCCTGGTCAGAGGGGCCATGTTGCTATGGCAGGGCGCTATTTGGCTGGTCAACGCCGCCATGATGGCCAACCCGGTGGGAGTCGTGATCATTGGAATCGTCGCGTTGGTCGCGGCAATCACGGCAGTAGTCGTCTATTGGGACGACCTGGTGGCCGCGCTGATGAACACCGCCGCGTTTCAGTGGGTCTCGGCCCAACTGGAAGCACTCAGCGCCTGGTTCTCGTCCATGGGCGGCTGGTCGGGCATGGCGAAGGCTGCGTGGGACGGCATCGTCGCGATCTTTCATGCGGCGATTAACGGCCTGATCGCCATGCTCAACAAGATCCCGGGCGTCAACATTGAGACCACCTTCGGCGATATGCCGACGCCCCCGGCCGTGCCCGATCTGGTGGCTGGCACCGTCGCGCCGGCGGACGTCTCCAGTTTGCCCGGGGCGACCTCGATGGCGACCGCTGCCGTCGCCGCTGCTGCGCCGGCGCCGCTGATGCTCGCCCAACGCTCCACTGAGCCCGTCGCGGTCAAGCAACCGCTGATGGCCCCCATGTTGCCCCTGGCTGGACCTGCCGTGCCGTTGCAGAAGCTCGCGCCAGAGGTGAAGCAAGCGGCGCCGATCATGCTGCCGCCGGCGACCGCCGACCTGGCCACGTCGCCAAAGACCATGCCGCTGCCGGTGGTGATGCAGAAGGCTGCCGAGCTGCCGGACAAGGTGGACAAAGGCATCCAGGCCCGCGAATCCCTTAACCAAAACACCCCGGCAATCAGCCCAACCAAACCCCTGGCCGTACCCAAAGGAGGACTGATGCAGAGCATTCAGAACACGACCCAGAACCAGCGCAGCGGCCCTCACATCGAGAAAGTGGAGATCCACAACAAGGAGCCTATGACGCCGCTGCAGATGGAAAACATGCTGGCCATGGCGGTGGGTGGCTGATGAGCGAATACATCGACCTGCTGATTTCCGGTAATGACCTGGTGCTCGATCCGGCACGACAACCGCTGTTGGTCAGTGACCGGGCTTCAATCGCCCAGGACATTGCCCACATGATCCGTGAAAGCGGCCTGCTGGTGACCCTGGTGGCCGAGCGCGACCGCATGCGTCAGCGCGATTGCATCCAGCAAATGGAGCTGCTGGTGGAGGCCGACGAGCGCCTGGTGCCTGGCACCGCTGAGATCAACCAGGTATCACCAGGTCAGTACCTGGTAACCGCCACTACGGTGAAATTCGGCCGAGTGGAGGTGAACCTGTGAGCGTCGATTTCAAGCAGGCGATGAGCGATTCGGGGATTCCGATCACCGAAGTCCAACTCAAACAGTCGTGGGAAAAGCTGGCAGCGGAGCAGGGCAGCACCCTCAGCAACACCAGCGCATACAGCCCGTTTTGGCGGATTGTTACTGCCCTGGTGACCAAGCCTGTGCTGTGGTTGCTGGAGTTCGTCAGCGGCACCGTGTTGCCGAATTTTTTCGTACAGACCGCCACGGGCGTTTGGCTCGACACTTTATGTTGGGCGGTCAACGTCGAGCGCAAAGGCGCGACGGTCGCCACCGGTGAACTGCTGTTCACCAGGGCCAACACCGGCGGCGCGTTGGAAGTGCCGGCGGGCACCGTAGTCCAGTCGCCGACCTTGAATGAACACATCTACCAACTGGTCACCACGGAGCCGCGCAGCTTTGAAGAGGGCCAAAGCCAGCTGGCCGTGCCGGTCAAAGCGTTGGGGGCGGGCAGCGGCTACAACCTGGCCCCAGGTTATTACGCGGTCCTGCCGGAACCAGTGCCGGGAATCGTTCAGGTGGTCAACGCTACCGATTGGCTACATGAGCCGGGTGCCGATGCGGAGCCCGACGACCAGCTACGCCTGCGCGGCCGCAATCAGTTTTCGGCGGTCAACCAATGGCACACCGATGCCGTTTACCGGGCGATTATCACCGGCTTCCCGGGTGTGTCGGCCGATGGCGTTTACTTCGAACACGGCGCGCCTCGTGGTCCTGGCAGCGCGAATGCCTTTGTGTTGTTCGACGCCGGCGTGCCTGCTGATACGTTCCTGGAGCAGATCAACACGCATATCCGCGACGGCGGCAACCACGGCCACGGCGACGATCTGCAGGCGATGGCTATGCCTGAAACCTTCCACGCGATCAGCGTGAAGGTTTGGCCAAAAGCCAACCTTAGCGAGATCCAGCTGGAGACGCTGGAAACCGAGGTCGGCCTATTCATCCGCGCCGCGTTTCGCGAAAGCACCCAGCGCGATTACAAGCCGACCAGGACTTACCCGCAGTCGCGGTTCAGTTTCAGCCGCTTGACCGAAGAACTGCACGCCCGTTTCCCCAACATCGAATCGCTGACGTTCGCCGGCACCGACATCGTGTCGGGCCTGAACATCCCGCGCATCCAGAGCCTGGCGGTGGTCCTGCAATGATCAAGCTCAAATTGCCGTTCTGGCTGTCAGGGCCTGAGCTGACCAAGTTGGTCGCCGCTGCCCAGGGCTGGTGGGAAATGGCCGTGGAGTGGCTGCGCTGGCCCTACCTGCAGTTCGACCCGGACACCTGCCACCTGTCGATCCTGGAGCTGTGGGCCTGGCAGCGCGACGTCACGCGCTTCAACGGCGAGCCGGAAAGCCTGTTTCGACTGCGGGTCAAGTACGCCTTTATCAACTCGGTAGACGCCGGCAGCGTGGCGGGGCTCAAGCGAATCATGCAGCGCCTCGGTGTGGGCTACATCGAGATCGAGGAGCGCATGCCCGACCGCGACTGGGACGTGGTGCTGCTGACCCTCAGCGACTCGCAACTCTCCGAAAACCCCGACCTGTTGCGCGTGCTGATCCGTCAGTACGGCCGCACCTGCCGGCGCTACGACTTCGTGACCATTACACCAGTGCGGCTTGCAGTCGCCCTGGTCGACTTTAACGACGACCAGCAAACGCTGATCGCCAGCCTGTAGGGAGTATTCATGGCTGCAAGCATCACACTGGCCGGGCAAAGCCTGATCGCTCAAAAACAAGCGGCTGGCCAAGTCTTGACCGTCGCCCGATTCATCCTGGCCAACGTGCCTGGGCTGGACGTCAATGCACCGGTAAACCGTGCTGGGCTCAAGCCCCCGTCGGGCCAGATCGTTTACACCTCACCGGTGACCCAAACCGGCTACGTGAACCCCAACCAGGTCGTGTACAGCCTGATGATGGGCACCGACATCGGTGACTTTGATTTCAACTGGATCGGCCTTGAAACCAGCGACAACGTGCTGCTGTCGGTGGCCTACGTACCGTTGCAGCAGAAGCGCAAAAACATTCTGCCCGAGCAGATCGGCAACAACGTCACCCGCAACTTCATGTTGGTGTTCGACGGCGCCCAGCAACTGACTGCGATAACCATCGACGCGAGCACCTGGCAGTTCGACTACACCGCGCGCATGAAAGGCATCGACGAGCGCGAGCGCCTGAGCAACCGCGACATGTTTGGCCGGGCCTGCTTTTTCGGCACTGCCCTGCAGATGACGAAGGTGGGCAGCGTGTACCAACTCAAGCCGGGCTTGGCGTACATCGAAGGTGTGCGTTTGGAGCGCGCTACTGCAACGCCGGTGACGGTGCCGGCAGTGCCCAGCAAGGCGTGGCTGGACGTCGTGCTGCAGCGTGAACAGAGCGACGTGGTGGGTACGTTCCAGGTCGTGTTCGGCGCCGACAAGGCCGACTACACCGACAGCGTCGGTGCGCGTCACTACCTGGTGCCGCTGGCCGAGCTGCCGACATCAAGCACGGTCACGGATCTGCGTGTGGTCGAGGCCATCGACGGCGAGCTGGTCAAGCACTTCGCGGCGCGGGTGGGTGACTATCCCGACCTGCGCGCACGCGCCACGACCAAGGACGACGTGGGGCTGAGCAAGATCCCCAACGCGATCAGCGATGCGGCTGACAGTGACAGTTCGGCAATCCTGGCCACCACCAAGATGGTCGCCGGCGTGCGCAAGCTGCTGCAGGACGCGATCACCGCGCTGATTAACGGCACCTCGGTTGCGGGCAAAGCGGCCCGCTGGGCGACGGCTCGCAAACTGTCGCTGACTGGCGGCATCACCGGCGAGGTTTCGCTGGATGGCAGTGCAGACGCGAGTATGAGCGTCACGGTGAAACCCGAGGGGCACACCCACACCATCGCGCACACCACCGGCTTGCAAGGGGCGCTCGATGCCAAGTTGCCTTTGGCTGGCGGGCTGGTAAGCGGTGCCACTGCGTTTTTTCAAGGGATTCATGGCGGTTACGGTAATGGCAACGGCAACAGCGCTGACTGGGGAGCGTGCATCTGGGGATTGGGGGCGTCTTATGACGGTGCCGGCGCGAATGCCGGTTACACCACGGCGAGCCATTACGGGATGTCTTGGATTCGTGCGGGCCATGGCGATGCTATCTCCCAGATCGGGGAGGGTGTGTACTTTTACCAAAATGGCAGCCTTCGGGGTGGGGTCGGTAATGCCGGCGTTTTCACTGCCGGGGTTTTCTATGGAAGTGGGGCAGGTATCACCCAGCTGAATGCCAGCAATCTGGCCAGCGGCACGCTTCCCGATGCGCGATTGTCCGGCACGTACACCGGCGTGAATATCACTGGGAATGCCGCAACAGCCAGCAAGTGGTCGGCCGCACGAACCATCACATTCACCGGTGGTGCTACCGGTTCTTTGACCTTGGACGGTTCCGCAAACGTGAACTTTGCGCTGACTGTTCCGCCGTCCGCACACACCCATACCGTCGCCCAGGTCACCGGGCTGGATACGGCACTGGCTGCGGCAGCTCCACCAGGACTAATCGGAGCGTTTGCTCGCGCAGATGCACCTGTGGGTTGGCTTAAAGCGAATGGTGCCGCGGTTTCGCGCACTTCCTATGCAGCGCTGTTTGCTGCCATAGGCACGCGCTTCGGTGCCGGTGACGGCAGCACCACCTTCAACCTGCCGGAAGCCCGGGGCGAGTTCGTCCGGGGGCTGGACGATGGGCGCGGCATCGACGTGGGCCGCGTCCTGGGCTCGTGGCAGGCAAGCCAGAACCTGGCTCACACCCACACCGCGACCGCCGCCGTCGATGGCGCGCACACGCACACCTTCACGATCAACCGACAAGGCTCGTCGTCGGATCACCGCGTATTGGACATGCCGCCAGGCCGTACCGGCAGTGAAGGCACGGGCAAGGTTTCGGTGGACGCTGCAGGTGAGCACACCCACGCCATCACGGTAGGCGCGAACGGCGGTACCGAAGCTCGCCCGCGCAACATCGCGTTCCTGCTCTGCATTAAATATTGAGGCCCACCATGACCAGCACGACGACAAAAACCGTTTTTCAGACAGATCACCTGGGCATCTACATCGGTGCCACGACCGCCGATGCGTCTCCGCTTGAACCTGGGGTTTGGTTGATTCCTGCCCGCTGTGTGGAAAAGGCGCCGCCTGTTGCGAGCGAGCACCAGTTGCCGCGTTGGGACGGCGAGCTGTGGACCCTGATCGACTCCTACGCGGGCCTTACGGCTTACAGCATCGAGACCGGGGCACCACTGGTGATTGAGCGTCACGGCCAGTTGCCGTCCGGTTACACGCTACAGGCGCCTGGTCAGCACCAGGTGTGGAACGGCAGCGGCTGGCAGGACGATATTCCCGCCGTGGTCGAGCGCGACTACATCGCCAAACGCAACGAGATCAGCGCGGACTGTGATCGCGTGATTTCTGGCGGCTTCTGGTCCGAAGCCCTTGGCGCGCGCCACTTCTACAGCAGCACGCTGGAAGATCAGTTGAACCTGACCAACATGACGATGCGTGCTCTGCCGGCGGCGTTCCCATGCGTGGACGTGGCTGGTCAAAAGGAGTTCAAGGAGCACACGGCGGCGCAGTTGCAGCTGGTGTGCAATGGGCTCTGCGAGTTCAAGCTGGACGCCCTGCAACGCGCTGATCGCCTTAAAAAAGCCCTGGAAGTCGCCCGGTTGGCCAAGGATGTCGAGGCGATTGCTGCGCTGTCCTGGGACGAGGCGCCGCTATGACGTGGGCACCCGTGACCATGCGCTGGCCTGCCGAGGCCACGGCGTGGATGGAGCAGATGGGCGAGGCCAAGGGCCTGGCCGGCAGTCAGATGGCCGACACCGGCACCCGGCTGCAGAAGCTGGCAGCGGTTGCGACAACCAATCCCGGCCCGGTCGGTGGAGCCTCCCAGGGCGCGATCAGCGCCGGGCGTGCGGCGCTCGCGGGGCAGTTCGGCGATGTGCCGGCGTGTATCGTCGTCACCCCGTTTCAGGCCGGCATCGGCCAGGGCAGCGGCGGGCACCAACGTTTTCTGTCTGCGCCCAACCTGCTGCAGCTGTTGGCCAACAAGCTCACCGACTCTACCGACGCTGCACGGCCCCAGGGCCAGCTGTATGGCCTGGTAGTGCTCTTTCTATCTACACGCCAGGATCACTTCGCCGCCACACTGCAGCGTTTCAACACGCTGTTGCCGATGCCTGATCTGGTACGAGCTGAACGCCGCTCGCGGCACCTGTCCAAGCTGGAGGTGGAAAAGTGGGAGTTGCCGGCAGCGGGGCAGATGCCGCGCTGGGGTCAACTGCCCCTGCAGCGTTGCCCCATCACCAAGGTGGCGAGCCAGGCCATGTCCGGCCAGTTGGCCATGCTCGAAAGCTATGCGGCCGACAGCTCGCCCATGGCCGACCTGGCCAGCCTGCAGGCGCGCAAACAGGCCCAGTCAGCCGCCGCAGACCAGAAGCTGGCCGACCTGCAGGCGATGCTGACCAACAGTTCGCCCGACACCTCGATGCAAGCCCGTCTGATCGGCCCCGGTGACGGCGCCACGATTCGCCGGCAACTGTTGGAGGGCGACGCCCCGGGGCATGAATGGCCCCTGTGCGCCGGCGCGCTGTTGGTTGGCTCGCTGGAAAGCCTTGGCTTTGTGCGCGAACTGGTGGGCCTATGACTTCGCTGCTGTTGGACGGCCTGCCGGTGCGCGGGCAGAACATGAAAATCACCGCAAACCTACGCATCGAGAGCGACGACTTGTCGGGGCAGACGAGCAACAGTGAAGCGGCGCACAAGGGCTTCAAGCCCAAAACCCTGGCCGTGACCCTGACCATTCGCTACTCCGACAAGTCGTTCCTGCGCGATCTGATGCGCCAGGCCGAGGCCACCGAAGGCGGTGGCCAGCGCAAAACTTACCGGATCGTCAACGACACCGCTGACGGTTTTGGTGTGCGCCAGGTGCAGTTCAGTGACGGCGTAAGCGCCCGGGAGGACGACAGCCTGTTTTGCTGGCGTGTCCAGTTCACGCTGTCTGAAAAACTGTCGAACCCCGAGCGGGTCGAGAAGCGCCGCCCGGCCAATGCGGCCACCGCACAGGGCGCACCAGGTCAAGCGGTAGGAGGCGGCACCAGCGCCGCCGGCGAGCCCGGGAGCACGCCTGAACTGTCGGGCTTTGAGTCCACGTTGAAGCGCGTAGACGACTGGCTGGGGAGTGGCCAATGAGCCTGAAACTGCACAAGGTGCTGGCCATAAACGGCGAACCCGTTGCCCTGATCAAAGAGGATGTCCGCTTGGAGCTGCGAAGCCCCGGCCGGGCATCTTTCACAGTCCAGGCATCGGCGCCGCTCAAGGGCCTGGTGACGTTGGACATCGGCTACAACGACAGCACGCTGCAGCGCCACTTCATCGGCTACGTCGAGCGCTGCACGGCGGCGAACACCCAGCAGCAGGTGCTGTTCTGCCGTGAGCTGGCCGCGATCCTGGCCAAGCCACTGCCACTGAACCTGCGTCACGTCGATCTGCGCGCCGTGCTCCAGGAGATCAGCAAGCACACGGGCTTGAAATTCCGCGTGCCGGACAGCTCATACACGCGGGTCAGGGCGCCGTTCTTCTACAGCCTGGCCACCGGCTACCAGGCGATGGACAGCCTGGCCCGGGTTTTCTCTATCGACGACCTGATCTGGCAGCAACAGGGCAACGGGGAAGTGTTCGTGGGCAAATGGGCTGATAGCTTTTTCGGCGCCCGAGCGCCCCTGCACCTGCCCACCGAGCTGTTCGACGGCTACCAGGACAACCAGAGCGCCATGATCGCGGCGCTCCCAGGCATGCGCCCAGGCGCGACAATCAACCAAGGCGAGCGGGTCACTTCGGTGACGCTGGCCGGCACTCAAATGGCATTGAAATGGAAGACGCAATAAAACGAGCGGTAGAACGCCAGTTCCCTGAGCTCACCGGCGGCTATCACCTGCCACGGTTTGCCAAGGTGATCGCCGTGCCTGATGCACCTGCCGGCGCCGGCGTCTGTGACGACTTCCGGCCGCGCTTTGGCGTGGACCTGCAGGTGCTTGGACCGGATGGGGAGGTGGACGCCAGTCTGCCGGTGCTGTCTGGCGTGCCGTTACCTGTGCCGGTCGGTGGCGATGAAATGGGCTTCTATGCCTTCCCGGAGGAGGGCACCACGGTTGTGGTGTGCTTTGCGTACGGGTTGCCGCACAAGCCCTATATCCAGACGGTGCTGCCCCACGGCCTGACTCTGCCAAGCGTGCCGAAAGGCGACCAGGTGTGGCAGCACAGCGAAGCTTGCCAACAGCGCGTTGATGCGGACGGCAACTGGCTACGCCAAACAGACGGCAAGATCCAGGACAAGGCGGTCCAGCGGGAAGTGGAGGCGATGGAGAACACCGAGAGCTTCCAGAGCCACACCAGGACGGTGGATGACCATTCAACCGAGTCGGTGGGTGGGATCAAGAAGATCGAGGCGTTGGGGGCACTCAAGCTGCTATCGGGCGGATCTGCGAGCCTGGCGGCGGTGGATGACTTGCACCAGGCAACCGGGCGGGACTTGAACCTGGTGATTGGGCAAAAGCACAACGCCACGGTGGGTGGCGACATGGAGGAAAGGATTCAGGGGCTGCGCCGGAGCGTGGCGGGCGGCGGCCAGCACTTGATTGCGCCTAAGAATTGGGTGGGATCAGAAAGTGTGAATATATTCCAAGTGCTCTGCGATTTGCTCGACCTGGTGCTAGAGATGAATATGCAATTGGCGATGCACACACATGGACCAACACCGGTTCCGGGCAACTCAGCCGTTTTCACTTCTAACGCAGAGTCGATATCAAGACTCGCAGCCAGCCTTAAGCCAATTACAGACTAAAGTCTTAAATTGCTTTCAGTCTGTAATGCGCCATTTTGCTACCTTATACCTTCGGCATATGTATAACAGTCGGTAGTGATAACTTGATTGAGATCGGAGTCAACTATTTGGACATTCACTGAGTGGGCCGAACAGATGGATTCGATCTTGGCTTTCAGTTTTTTGTTAGAGAGGCTTTCTTGTAAACCTAAAGCCGATTGATAGTTTTTGTTATGAGACTTTCTGATTTCTATGCTTGTTTTGAGAGGGACCGGAGACAAGATGATTTTGTTTATAAATAAACTCATGTTTTTTATTTTTAGCTCGACTTTTTTTTCGTCGTTCACTGTGCTTTTTCCGAATGCATAGTCGAAGCTGATATTGTTCCTGTCAGGCCACAGTATGAGCCGAATTTCATTTTCATAGCTGAAATGCTTAGCTTTTGAATAAAAGGGTTTAGTGCTGAGCTCATTCGTGCCGAATTTTGTTGTTTTATGATCGATGTACTCGACCTTTTGAATAGAAAAATTGTACCGTTCATCAAACTCTAAATTGTCTAAAATGGAACCTACGGTGGTCTCAATGCATACTGAGGTTCCATGAGTACGTTCACATCGCGGACAGTATTCGTCGTGGTTGCAGCCTGCCCCGGTAATGCCATAAAGTGACCACATTGCTTCACATTCATGATTTAGGTCAGTCCAGCAGTTTGCATACAACCAAGAGTTGATTGTTTTCAAATACGTATCGCCGTTTAGCTTTTTTTCGCTACCAAACAAACCCTCAAAGGTTTCATTGTTTATTTCGTTGATCCTTTTCTCGGCCTGCTCCTTTTCGGGGGATGCTGGATCGCTTGCTCTGTAATTAATCGCTAGGTCAAAAATTTCCAAGGAAACACTTATGTCTGGATAGTTTTGGCCAGTAATACCACCTTCTAATTGGTCTACGAACCTATCGAATCGTGGGAAATATAATTTGCCCGAGGTCAGCAGGCTTTCAAACTTGTCCAATGACATGTAGCGCTTTACTATCAAGTCTCTATCAACACCTACCGATATATTTCCCATTTCGATATCCATGTCGTAAGTTTATGTAGTTGGCGCTCCCAATTAAGAGTGTTGGGTCTGTGAGGTCGCGCCCTTACTTGATTGGTTGTTTTCAAGGCTGTATTTTTTTGATTTCCTGAGTGAAGTATAGAATGTTACCGCTCTTGAGCTTTGATCTGGCCATAATAGGCTCAATTCGAAATTTAGAGTTTTTTCGAATAAATTGTTCAGTCCAGTCGCTATTTTGACAAGAAAAAACGACAGATTCCGCGCACTGCACAAATAACCTATTTAGTGTTTTGGCCTCGGCTAAGGATAGCTTCTTTTTTTTGTGTTTGAAATGTTCGAAGTCGTGGTCAAGTGTTTTGTAGTGTCGTTCTGGGTTTGGTTTTATGCGGATCGCAATTTGGGGAGTTAATGGGAATATTCTATTGAGAATTCTGTTATCTGAACCATGTTCAATTGCTACAGGAAAGTCGCTGCTGAAAAATGGGCTGTCCGCGTGTGGATTTTCCAGTATGTCCCATGTTGAGTTTCCAAAAACAGCAACATGATAAAGAATTGATCTTATACCAAAAGCCTGAGGGTACTTGCCATCTACATCTATAGTGAGCTTACCCGTTTTTATCAGTTCGGTCATCGACTCGGCACCAAGTTCTGGCGGAGGAGGAGGTATTTGTTTTGTGCTGTCTAGCATTATTGCTTGGTCTTCAACAATGCCTCGAAAAAGTTCAGAGTGAATGCGCATCGCTGCTGGTGAGCAAGTTATTATGTAGGATAAAAAACCGGAAACCGTATAAATCACTTCCTTGTCAATGTTGTTGGCTTTTATTTTTTCGACTGCAGTATTGTATTTAGGCTCAATATCCTCAAGAAATTTCTCGATTGCTCGACTATCTTCAAGGTACTTGTTGGTACTCCCTTCATCTACTCGACATACAGACTTGGAGTTTGGAGTGAAAAACTTCAAATCCGCTTTCCTGTAAGCGTACATCTGTTTTTCTAGGTCTTTTGAATAGAAGTTTTTGAGATGTACTTGTGACACATAATGATCTAGTGCCATGGATTTCATCCAGGAGGGGGCGGAATTTTTGAATGGTTAGGATTCAGGGGGCGGGTATCCCCGCCCCCCTAGCCTAGGAAGAAAATCTTTCAATAAGCCAACATGTAAAAAACACGATGACCCAAAGATCAATTTCCACCTCTACCACTTTTAAACGCAGCCTAAACATGGCAGTAGCCCTGTTTCGTGCTGGCAGCGCTGCCAACTTTTTAAGGGTTGGCATTTATATAGCGCCTTGCCAGGCGCTTGCTATTGGTTAACCGCGAATCACCGCAAGCAGCAGCTCCGGAGCCTGAGTTATCCGAGTGGCACAGCCAGGAACGGGCTCAGACTACTTCACCTTTAGCGGCTAGAGAGGCCGCATTCAGGGGGTATCACTCCCTCCGAAACCTTTTGGCCGACAGGTGTTACATCGGCCATCATTCAAACAGTTCGGCGTGGCTGCCCAGGTCTACAAAAGTCACTAGGTCAGCTCGCGAGTGTTCGTAAATCATCAGGAAGTCACCTCCAATATGGCACTCCCTGAAACCATCCCAATTACCTGTCAACGCATGATCACGATATTCTGCTGGTAGTTGATCTCCCAAGAAAAGCATCGTCATCACAACACGGACTTCATTCATATCCCGACGGCCTGCACGCTTATAGCGCTCCCAGGACTTTTTAAATTCCGGCGTCTGCGCGCACTGCTTTGGCAGATCTGCCCGCTTTTGCTTCTTCTCCGGCTTCGCCATCAGTATCCCTTAGCATGTCGTCGATCGAGTCAAACTGGCGACGAATTTCACGCGCCTGCGCCATAGCACGAGCGGTCTTCTCCGAAGGTACACGCACCTCGAAAGGCAGGCCTTGCGTTGTCACTACCTGTCGGAGGAAAAGACGCATAGCGTCACTGAGGCTCAGCCCGCAGGCATTCAGCACAGCAGTAGCGCGATCCTTCAAATCCTCGTCGATGCGGCAACGCACGTCAGTGGTTTTCAGTAATGCGGACATATTATCACTCCCTCACAAAAATGTAGCTACGTTGTGGCTACAGTCAAAGTATGGGTCAACCCATCAAATTTGATCAAGCTCTTTTTGTCCTGAACAGGACGTTAGGCAGCCCATGCGTCGGAAACCGCAACGCAGATCAAAAAGCCCTGGTACTAAAAAACGAGACGAAAAAGCACTTATCCCCCTCCCGCCGACGGGCTTTGCGTCCCTTTTTTGTGCAAACGGGTAGTGGGGTGTAAACGGTGCCCCGGCCCAAGCCCGCTGCGGACTCTGGGGGATGTTTCGCAATTGCACATAGTGCAAGGTTTTGCAAAAAAGTGCAGTGGCCTTGCGCATACGTCACAGGGTGGCAGGGGAGTGGTCACGCAGACGAGGTGCCCGGTTTACGGGGGCTCTGGTTGTGAAAACCTGCAGCAGGCGGTGATTTCGTTTTCGGAGCCGCTAATATCTGGGGATCGACCAGCCACTGTCGGACACTACGCAAAAACGACTGAGAGGCCCAGCCTGTATGGGTTTCAAACGTTTTGAGACATTGCACAGCACCGCCATCAATTTCCAGCTGTTAGTACCAGCCTAGAGCGTGTGGAAAAAATCGCTGAAACGATGGGCGGATGGCTTTTTTCCAGGCGAGGGGTGGGAAAAGGGTAATTTTAGTAATTGGCAGGTAGTAACGGGCTGGAGCCCTTATAGAACGTAGCTTTCAGCCATTACCTTGGAGGGTAATATAAGGTAACGAGAGAGGTAATATTTTGTTCAGGCCCCCATTTTGCTGGGTTTGGCGGCTCACTGGCATTACTAGCTCTGAAAGTAATTTTATAACCATCTACTTACCTTATTATTACCTCTATAAAACTATATCAACTACCTGATTTTATTGGGTTTTATCCAGTTACTCACAGATCATTACCAAAATTACCTTTTTCCCATGCCTCAACATAAATCGCTCAAAACGCCTGTTCTGACCGTTTCTGCAACCTGGTGCATTTAAGCCATGGGACTGATGTGGGACAGATCCTACGCACGCGACCGGGCTGCAGCCCTTATAAACCGGGGGCCTTGGTTTCAAAAACTGCGAACGGGTAGTTTCGAATCTCTCCTTCACCGCCACATTAAGTAAACACAAACCCCTGATTTTCCTAGAGAAAGTCGGGGGTTTGTGGTTTTTGGCATTCAAAAAAAGCCCCATTAGCGGGTTTGCGACAGGGTCATCTCGTATGGGCGCTCACGAAGGTCCTACGTACGGTTCCCATCGCCCCATAGAAACCCACCCGATCGATAGCTTGCTTTAAATATATGTGTATCCGTATATTCGGTTATTCACATATAGCAAGTGGCCCACATGATTACGCCTCCAGAAGTGTTTAAGAGCCTTGCAGAGGAAACTCGCGCACGCGCTACTTTGCTGATTGCCTCCCAAGGAGAGCTCTGCGTCTGCGAACTGATGTGCGCTCTCGGCGACAGCCAATCGAAGATCAGCCGTCACCTCGCACAGTTACGCAGCAGTGGTCTCCTGCTGGATCGTCGGCAGGGACTCTGGGTTTACTACCGCTTAAATCCGGACCTTCCCAGCTGGGTGCACGAGATCCTGCAAGTGACGTTACGAGCCAACGTTCACTGGCTGCAGGGCGACACTTCCCGTCTACAGAATATGGATGGACGCCCTGTCCGCGATGTTGCCTGCTGCTAATCCCAACTGTTAACCCTATCGAAGCTGGCGCTGCGCCTAAGTGTTTAATGCCCGCGAAGAGTGGAAGGAGTAATTAATGCGAGTCTTGTTCATGTGCACGGCCAACAGCTGCCGAAGCATTCTTTCAGAAGCCATGTTCAACCACCTGGCGCCGGAGGGTTTCAAGGCGGTGAGCTCCGGAAGCTTTCCCAAGGGGCAGGTGCTACCTCGCAGTTTGACGACTTTGACCCAGTCGGGCATTTCCATCGAAGGCTTGAGCAGCAAGGGCAACGAAGCCTTCGAAGATAACCCTCCGGATATCGTCATTACCGTATGCGACAAGGCAGCTGGCGAGTCTTGCCCGGTCTATTTCGGCCCAGCCGTGAAAGCTCATTGGGGCCTGGAAGATCCTTCCGATGTGATGGGGGGCGAAGAAGAAGTTGATGCTGCTTTCCGAGCCACGCTCGCTTGCATCGAAAAACGCTGTAAAGCGTTCTTTGCGCTTCCCTTCAACAGCCTCAGCCGCGATGAACTCAAACGCGAGCTGGATCAAATCAGCAAACACTGA